CAGAATCCCACCCGGGCTTTGCTTCTTCCACGGCGACTGGTTCCTTCACTTCGGGTTTTTCGGTATCCGCATCTTTCTGAGCTTTACCGACCTTCTTTTTTGTTTCTTCTTTTGGATCAGACATAATTATGGTCTTTGGGTTATGAATTCCGAGCCCCGGCGCAATGGCTTCCACAGCCGTTCGTTCGTTCGTCGGAAAATGTTTTCAAAAGTCGCGTTCCAAGAAAACTTTCGGTTCCTCGTTTTGTTTACGACTTCCTTCATGTGAGAAGGCAATGCTGTCACCTCAATCCCCAAATGATCATAAAAATCTTGAAGGTATGGAAGCTCTGACATCAGCTGTTCGAAATCAAAGATCCGGCATCTGATATCGCGCTCACAATAAAGCTCGAGAGATTGCCAAGCCCGAAGAACCTCGTAGCAGGTGGCGCCGATGTCTTCCGCTTCCCGGCCGTCGTGATTCATCCAGGACAAAACCACTTTCCTCATGTCACGAAAGAGGACTGCCCGTTTATCGATCAGCTGTTCCGGACCCGGGAAGTCCATCGAAAGGTTGTAGCGGAGAATGCCATGACACTCTCCGTATTTACCCTCGTCGAGAAAGCGATTGATCGGGAATGGTCTGAATGAGTGGGCGATCGCGGCGTTCCTGGGATCCGCTCTTTCGTGTTCGACCCGGAAATCAGAAACCTCGTTGAGAAGTTTCGCGACTTTCGTTGTTCCCGATCTGCCAATTCCCGTAATCCAAAACTTGTCTTTCATCTTAAAAGCTCGCCGATGCTGCAAATTAACCGCTCTTCATTCTCTTCGCATACCTCATCGGCGACCGCGATTCCCACCATTGAGCAACCAGAATAGCTCTCAAGTATGCCTTTTGCAATATCGGCCATGGAAGCGGGATCTTGTGGATTCGCCTGCCAGGTATCCGGAAGAAATTCGACGGCGTAAGAACCCATGACCGGGATACCCATCATCATGCTCTCAACGGGGATAAGCCCGAAGCTCTCAGTGAGAGAGGCCGCGAACATCAGATCAACCGAGCTATCGATCAGTTTCAGATAATTCTTCCACTTGTCGAAACAGTAGAATTCCGTCTGGATATCGAACTGACCAAGGAAATCGATGTGGTGAGCCATGTCGGATCTCTGGCAGTTTGACATCAGAGAAACCTCAATCCCGCCATCCCAAACATCATTCAGGAAGATCGCGGCAGCGATCTGAGCAGTGAAGTTCTTGATGAACACGTTTCGACCGGCGATCATGATTCGAGGCTTACCGGTGATTTCCCTGACTTTCGCGTGAACCGACTTCGGCAGCATGGCGACATTCGGGATTGAAACGATCTTCGCTCCAGGTGGAGAAGGGAAACGGCCGTCGTTCATGACATGGCCGTAGAAACAGTTCGGCTTCTCTTGGGAGAGCTTGATGAAATCAAGATGCCAGTGCCCCCAATTCCCCACGTATTCGATGTGCACCGGGGAACCGTGAGTGAGAGAAACGAATTGGACGTTAGGAAATTCATCAGCGAGTTTGGCCGTCGTAGTGGGAGAAAGTTGCCACGTCTCATTGAGGACGACACCGACATCGCATCGTCGCAAGAGATCTTCGAGTTCCTTGTATTTCCGGCCGGAAAAGGATTCGTGTGTGATCCCGTAATGCTCGAGCACTCCACCGAATCGTTCGTCTCGGTAGGATACCCAATTCGGGGTTGGATTGAGGACGCTCAATACGTCGACGGAATCGACTTCGCATTGAATTTTGGGGAAATTGTTCGGCATGTTGTAATCGCTCATATTTTGGAAGCGGGAGTCAATCAGAGTTACCTTTCTTGATCAACAAATACTCAGTCACCTTGCCTCTCTTTTCCCCCGTCCGGAGACAGTTCTTCGTTGCCTCGAGCGGCCTGTGTTCCCATTTCCCTATCGGGTAAAGGTCCGGCATTGTCTCAAACCAGTAGTAGGAAACCACTGCAGAAGCCTGGCAGTTATTGAGCTGTTCGGCCAAGAAAACATGATCGGCCGTCGTGATTGTTCGCGAGTAATAACGCTCTGTCCCAAAGTATGGAGGATCGCAGTAGAGAACTGCATTCGGACGCTTCCCGTATGTCTCGACGATCTCTTGGTAACTGAGGTTTTCAAGGCATGTATCCCGCCAGTGATCGGCGATGTCTGCCAGATTCTTGAGACGGGAGCGAAAGGTCTTGGCTTCCTTGATGAAGGTTCGATCCTGGGCGCTCACGGAAAATCCACCATCCCTCATTTTCCCGCCGTACGAATAATTCGATCGATAGAAGGTGAAGAATGCTCTGGTGACAGGATCAAGATGTTCGAAGGATCTCCCGCCCTTCCGGTACTCCCGATCGATCTCATCAAACTCTTCCCGGGACATCGTGATCCATCGAAGCCGGCGCATCAAAGCAGGTCGCAAATCGTCGTCACGAAGAACACGAAAGAAATTAACCAGGTCGCCGTCTGCGTCATTGTAGACCCGTTTGTAGAAACCGGCATTCATCACGACGCTTCCGGATCCACCAAAGACATCAACAAGTAGATCGCCCCCGGCATCAGTGAGGGCTTCTTTGATGTGGTTCATAATTCGGAATTTGGATCCGATCGACTTCAGGGCCCTCAGCTGCATTGCGCTATTGTGAGCCATTTCACCTTTGACCCGATCGGGATCAAGCATGGTGTATTGCTCCCGACGTGCCTGCATCGGAAGAAGAATCGATCTTTGGTTTCACCGTAGACAATGAATGTCCGGCCCTGAAAGGAAAGTGTAGTCGTTTTTGGTAGATCGGTCATGATAATTGGATTCGGGCAATCTCAGTAAGCATTCGAGTCTCAAGGATCTGAACGTCGCTCATCTTTTTCAATGTCATGGAGAAAGATGTAAGACCGCGATTGGTGAAAAGTGCATCGATCCTTCTGTTTTTTAGGTGGTTCTCGATCCTTATTCGCACGTTGCCATGATTGAATCTCACCCAAAGACCGGGACTTCCCACCTCAGATTCAAACCCATGACTCTGGACCATTCCCAAAGCTTTATCGAAAAGGAGCTCCATGTATCTACGCTTCGTCATGACATAATTTCCCGGGCAATCTCCATTTGGAGAGTTTGAATGAAATCATCCGGATCATCGATTAGAGAAGTGATACCAGTGGATCCGGATTTCTTAATTATCCCAAGTACCTTTGGCTCTCTGAAATCGCTTAAAATCACATTCACACTGAATCTCCCCTGAGTGCCAACAAAATATCTCCCCGCTTTGTGACTCGGGCCATCGCTACGGAAGCCCAAAACAAGAATTTGTTGAGTCACGCTGTCGAAGATCCTCTCAGCCGTCATGAGAGCTTTGTCTTGGCGGTATCCCAGGCCTCATTGAGAGTCCGGAGATAATCGTCTGTCCCATCAACCCCGACTGCAGCCCTGACTTTCTCTTTGTAGGAACGCTTTGCTTCGTCCCTTGTCGCGGAGATCGGATCTACGTCCAAAACATCAAACCACTCCATCACAGGGTTCGCGTTCTCGCTACCATCAGGGAGCGCGTGGAATCCGCGAAACGCCCGATCCATTGTTTCCTTGGATCCCCATCGCTCGATTCCACGGATGGCCTCGAGCGTCTTGGCGATCGCCTTCATGTTCTTCCAGACCTGATCGTATTTGTCGCAGGCAAAGCACATCCATTTCTCATCCCTCTTGAAGTAGACGGCGACCCCGGGATCTTCGGGGACTCGACGGTTTGAGCAGGGGAATCCATCCAACCGGAGTTCGAGGTTCGTCGAAATGACGATATTCAAAGGATCGGGTTCCCATCTTCCGGAGACCCCCCAACAAACCCTTTCGATCTCATCACAAATCAGTTTCCGGGCTTGTTCCTGGGTACCCTTGAAGGCGCCGCTCTCTCTTCTCGATCGTGGCGTTCTTGGCTGTTCGATCGGCCAGTGAAGCGGGTAGGCTGTGAATTGGTTGTCGTTCATGATGTTTTGAAAAAATGTTCAAAAGCAGTTTTGGGCGCATCGATCGTGCAAACCTCATCTTCAGGTCGAGATCGAACTATCTTATGGCGATGAAGCGGGAGCTTCAAAAGGAGCCGGCAAGAACCGCATGAAAGGTTGTGCACCGGATTTGAGTCTGCCCTTTCGGGCCAAATTGGTCGAGTCCACTTCAGGAGTTCCGGTTGCCTCCAATAGAGATCCCGCTTCCATAGAATTCCCTTCTCTGTCAGGTGACTGATGAAGGCGGCGAGCGTTGAAGTGCTCATCTTATAGAACGGTTCGTCGAGAGCTATTATGCTGGCGTAGGTGTGGTTCCGTTCGCGAACATAGGAGAGAACCAAATCAAGCCATTCCTGATGATTCCACTTCTTTTTGCCGTTGCGTCGAATGTCGTAGGCGAGTGATTCGCGGACTGTTTCGAGCCAATGCTTAGGTTCCCAGGCCGGTTTGGAGGGTTCGGGGAATAGCGAAAGTTGTTCCAGTTTATTCATTCTTTCTCCTTATGGTGAACGCATCCGAATTCCGGCCCTGTAGAGAACGATCCCCCTTCGTAGTATTCATAGATCAGATGATCATCGGCCTCTCCATCTTTTGAGGAAGTCTCTCTAATCTGTTCCTCGTTGCCGCAAAAACCATAGGATTCACCGCCCAAAGAGAACGGCCCTTCTTCCAGTTGCTCTGAACTGGATATCCAATGGATACAGGTTTTGCATCTTCCCAAGCTCATAAATCCAGTTCGGTTTGCTGTTCCTTTTCCTGAAATCCTCTTCTCTCAAACCATTCGAGACACTTCTTCCAGGTCGATCTCTTCTTTTGATAGTGGAAGGTTTTGAGAAAATGGATGGAATTGTCTTCCACCTTGACGATCTCGAAGGAATCGCCGGCATCGTTCTCAAACTTCATCCCGGGCTTCGGATCACTCATGACATGCATCCAGCTCCAACGATAGCCCGGGCCAATCGCCTCGGAACCGCATTGCCAATCTGTTTGGTGATTTGAGTTTTGTTGCCTGAAAATAGGTAGTCCGGACGGAACCCCTGGCCAAGAGCCAGCTCGTCGGGTTGCAGCATCCGGAAGTGAACATCAAGAGCATATTGATCCCCGTTGATATCCAGTCGTGGCATGACCAATCCGAATCGTTCCTTTGTCGTCACAGATCCCAACGGCTTGTCGACCGAATGAGCAGACTTGTCATTTCCGTAAAACTTCGTGAGGAACGGGGAGATAAGAGCATGATGCGTCCCACCTGATGTAATGGTTCCGATCGGCTCATCCAAAGAATTGGCTTTGGAATTGTTTCGGAGGGTGATCAGAAAGGCTTCAACAAGAGCGTGTTCCTGTTTCGTCGTGACTGTTCGCAACGGTTCATCAAGGCCGGCGACCTGAACACTACCGGCCCCGTTCTTCCCGTAGTGACCAACCCGCATGAGGAATGCTTGAGCCAATCCCTCTCCCCTACTGCTACCGGTGATCGTCGGGTATGGGAGATCGATGTCACGAACAACATGCCGGGACTGTTGGGGCACGAAGAACGGTTTGAAACCGAATTTCTGAAGACCGAATTCTATCCGGTCGAGAGTGTTCTGAGCGAGCGGCCGCTTTCGGGTGAAGATCGATTCAGATGGATGATCCCAATTGATGATTCCCCGGGCTGTCCGATATGGCTTCAGCTGAAAAATATTATCACTCGTAGGGAAATGGGTGTGTTCAGGCCATTGGATATCCCTCTTGCCTCTCACGGCCTGAACAAAGAGCCTCTTCCGGGAGGTCGGATCTCCGTAATCAGCGGCACAGAGAACACGATGATCGACTTTGTATCCGATGGCTCGCAGAGAGTTGAGCCATGCCTCAAAGATGTCGCCCTTCTTCGATTTGAGAGGTTTGCCATCGACACCGATCGGGCCCCAATCTCGAAATTCCTCAACATTCTCCACCCATATCCTCTTCGGTTGAAGGGCCTCAGCGAAGCGGGTGACGCACCATGCGGTAGCCCGGGATTGCTCGTTTACCGGTTTCCCGCCCCTTGCCTTGGAATGGTGCATACACTCAGGCGAGGCCCAAAGACCATCAACCTGATTCGTCTTGTAGAGATCCCTGGGGTTGATCGTATCAATGCTCTGGCAAAGATGTCTCGCCCAAGGGTGATTTAGTTTATGGGTATTGATCGCCACGTCCCAATGGTTCACGGCCGTCATATCGACCTCGTAACCGTGATGGGTGAGAGCTTCAACGGCTCCCGTGGATGTTCCGCCTGCCCCGGCGAATAGATCAATGAGAACGAACTTTTTCTTCTTCGACATCGGCACTTTCATCTGACTGAAGTTGGATACTGAGCTTGAGGAACCGGAGAGCGTAAAAGCATTCCAGGCTCACGGCCTTATCTTCCGGACCGGTTTCACGGCGGGAGATAGTGGTGACATTCACGCCAAGCTTTTTGGCTACGAACGACTGACTGCCAACGCTTTCACGCAACTTGGCATATTTCTTTGGAGAGCATTCTTCGTGTTCCATGCAATTTAACTATACGCAATATGCAATGAGATTCAACATCTATTTTGAACTATTTTCACTCCGATGAACGGAGCGATTCAGGAGTTCCTTCGGACTCCTGATCTTGGCTGTTCGCCGAAAGATATTGCACTCGCCCCGGCCAGAATCCGTAGGCCATATGATTGATGGACTCTCTCCACCCGCCGCAACGCTCGCAGGTTTCGTAGTAGAAAGTTCCGCGTGGTGTCGAAGACGGACGGCGCATCTCCTCCGGCAGAGCGGCTTCATCGACCTGTTTCCAGCGATGTCCGATAAGACACCGCCACGGACGGCGAACAAAACGAGGATGCGAAGCCTGATCTCGTTGCGTGTCGGTAGTGTTTTCTGATTTGTTCATGATTTTCCGTTTTCGCTGCCGCCCTCAGATCCGGCTCGCATCTCTTGGGCGTTAGGCCGTCGGCGGATAGTGACGCGACCATAGTAGTTTCGCCGCGATCCTTGGATTTTGTATCTTCTGAGTATCTTCGCCCATTTTTCAGCTTCTTCGAGCGTTGCACAGTGTCCATAACACACTCTCCCCATGTTTTTGTGCCCTGTTGATTTATCATGCCACACCTGGTAGGGGTAACCTTCTCTCCACGGCCTAACAAGGCGCTGATCCGAAGCGATTTCGGGCGCGGTAGTTGATTCGATAGTTTCAGTTTTCATCGCTCGGATAGCTCAATCGTTCTCTTTTAAATATCCATTCGAGTAAACGGCATCCATCACGTTGGCGTAGATGGTGACCCACTGGCGACGATCAACCTCAATCAAACCGGCTGACTCGCATTCGTTGCGGGCATCTAAATCCAATGTAATTCCCTGACTGTCCGCAGCTTGCTCACAGGCTTTGTCTAGCCATTGTTTGGCTCGGTCGCTCAACCCGTCCAAAAGAGAACAAGTCGGAGCATCCAAGCTCGATTTCGTCGTTTCCTTTTCCATAGTCTTTTCCTCGCTGGATGTCCTCATTCGTTCAGCGAAAGAAAAAGTTCCTGATTCGGCAGATGAGTGGTGCAAGAAACCCGACCCTGCCATCGACGGTCATCACGTATTCCCCGTCGAGCTGCATCGAAAGTTTCTTGGCGCGAATTTCCGCATCCTCGAAGTCGTAGGCGTCGATTGTCTGACTCCACCACGATCCATCATGGTAATACTGGCAAAGGAATTTCTTCGTCGGTCGATCCGCTGAACAAGGCGGCGCAGAGCAACCGGCTTCATCGCTTGGAGTCGGCGGAGGTTTTTGGGCAGATAGGGTATTACTCATGATTCAACAGTGTTCTGTTTCAAAATCAGTAACTTCCCAGGTGCGGCGTTGCGTGCCCATCGGGGTTCCGGGACACTGATCCACACCACTCCGCGCCATCGCGAGTGATCGGAAAATAAACCCGATTGGCAGTCCAAACCGTGAAAGGCTCGCCTTCAGGCTCGCCCAATCCAGAATCAAACTCCTTGTCGAGTTGTTCGTCGGTGAGCGTCGAATCGACCGTGTCTTCCCACGATTCACCGTGATTATTCATTTCTTTGGCGATCAATTCACGCCAGGTTTCGATGTATGTTTTCATAATTATTCGGGATACGCTTTCGAGATCGCATTTCAAACACCCTCCAATCGGGTGTTTCGAATCGCATTCGCATTCGTTTTGATCACTCCAATAAGCGAGAAGTTCGATTGCCTTTTTGCTTTCAGGATTCATCACTGGACGTCATTTGGCATTGCTTTGTCGCTCATATTTCTCGATTTTTGATTAACAAGAGAGTTTGTGATTCACGGGTGAGACTCTAAATCGTCATCACTCATTTCCTTCAAGAGTTTGGAAGCTTCTTTGACCGCCTCATCCCAAGTCTCTCCGATCGCTATGTGAACTCCACCGTTCGGAGGAAACATTCGGATACGATGATTCCCACGCAAATCATAGATCGTCTTGACCCCGGCGCGTTCACACTGTTTGAGTAGAACGGGCCATACCAGATCAGATGGTGTTTCCGGATCCAATAGCAAGTCACTGATATCCGAAAGCGAGTGAATTTCATCGTTCACGGTTGTTGCGAGCTGCAATCCAGAGCATATGCCGGCTTTGTAATTCAGCTCACCCTCTTCGGTCGGATCGATCGAATTATTTGAGCAATACATTCTGTAGAGGGTTCCACCTACTTCGTTGGCGACCTCCAGGCAAAACTCTCCTAACGCAACAGGATCATGAACCCGATTCAGAACCCCAAAACCTCCCCCTGCAATTCCCCCTGATTGGACAGCCTCAATTGGTGTAACTTCATTTTATTCGTTTTGCATAATCGAGATTGTTAAATTAGAGGGCATTCAGACGATTCAGAATCCATGGCCGCTAAGCCACTTCTCTCTGGTCGTCTGGAAGGCGGGCGAGCCCTTTAGTCCCTGTCTCGCTCTCTGCATTGCGGCAGCTACGATGAGAACGTCTAGCCTTCACTTAAATTGGTTTTTATGAAATCGCGTCCGGGTGATTGCTCTTCGGAAGCGGTTGCCATTCATCGGAATCCGAAAGATCTACGGTCCCCGGCTTATTCAGATCATCGTAGTTCAATGGGTAAGCACTCTCACCAAACTCAATTTTCCGAACAGGCCGGAAGTACATCTGGCTTCCGTTGTCATGAGTGCCATTCTTGTAAATGAATGACCTGCCTTTGTAGAGGAAATAACACACTCCATCGACCTTCACGCCAAGCTCTGCATTGTCGTTCACGATCCATTCGATATCCGGGAACCCGGAGACTTCATCCGGAGATTCAGGTTTGGCTTCCGGCCCGGGCACTCGAATCCATGCGTCGGGCGCCGGCATTCTCCAATAATCGCCATCGAAAGTTACGCCTGGGCGAAGACAGTAGATGTCGCCCTCGTCACTCAGCGCCATGAGACCCAACTTTGAGTCAGTGATCTGCACGAACTTCATGGCTCAATCTTCCTGAGAGTTGAGATCGGCCAGGCGCTCAGTGAGCGTTTCGAGGTAGAGCGCCATCAGCATTTGCTGACGAGAAAGCAAGGTTCTCTGGCGCTCAGACAATTCGCCAAACGACGATGACGACATGAAATCAATGAGCTTTTCGAGCTTTTCAGTGAGCTCATCCCCTTCGGTTTCGAGCCTCGAGCGGAAATCCCCGACCGGATTACAGTTCGCTTCGAACAGCAAAGCAGGCGAATATTTGTATTCACCTGCCCCGTAATTAACGAGGTAGCCCCCGGGCTTCGGGGTATGATGTTCGAGGAAAGATTCCCCAACGTCCAAGCTGCATCCAGTTTCCGAGAACAATCGGACCTTTCGAGAGCCTTTCAGTGAGATATCCTCAACGGCTTTGATCTTGAAAGCCTCAACGACTTTGCGGGCTTGGTACTGATTGAACAACGGTTTGGCTTCGTATGATGTATCTGACATACAAGCACCCTATATTTCCTATACGCATAACGCAAGTAAAAGATTCAATTTCACTCGGTATTCTATACGCGCCCGCGTTGTACTGAAGTTACCCGTACCCCCGGAGTACAGTACCGCTATCGTATTGCAGATTAAGTGTCAAGTACAGATTCTTCGAACAGAACCAGATGAAAGTACCGGTACTAGTACCTTAGCCCCTAGCAAGGGGCATATAACCCCCTACCTATCCCCCTAAGAACCCCCATAAAACGCCAATAGGCGAAATAGATACAGTAAACACCCTATGATGAAGAGCCTTGAGACGCATACAGCGCGATTTAAGCATATCGACACGATCCCAAGCATAACCAGAGCGATCGCCTCGTACGTGTGAAGCTGTGAGACCTCTGATACCTCGTAGGCCACTCTTGAAATCGACCCACCACCGTGGATAAGGCATCTCTTTTTGCGCCCTTTTCCCTTGAGGTAAGCGAAGCGATGAACTTGATAAGCGCACATAATGAAAAATCAGCGTGACACAGCGACAAATTGATGATTTCATTTCGCCTATGGCAGATGAATATTTATTAGGAAAGATTGAATACCTTGATGAAGCGGGATTGGTGCAAGCACTTGTCACAATTCGAAACACGGGAATGACGCTGAGTGGAGATCCGAATTTCGTTCCGGTTTCCTACGGTGGACAAAGGAAAGAAAATCAAGAAACCGCAGATTTTGTTTGGACACCAGGCGATGCGGAAGATGCCCCGAAATGGGTTTTGGATCTGATCAAACGGATTGGGGCTGAACCGGTTTGCGACGTTGAAAATAAAATAGTCGGATACGCTGAACCAAATCCCGCAAAGTTTCCGAAGCCCGGGGAGATGGTACTTCGGAAACCGTGGGAGAAGATCGAACCGCTTGAGCCGGCTGATAAGTGGGCGATCGTCGAAATCATGGGACATCAGCGAACTGCCGGCCGGATCTCGACCGACAAGGAATTCGGGACTTCGATGCTGCAACTGGAAGTCCCCTACGGCGATGGATTCGTGAGACAGTTTTTGAGCCCTACCGGTGCAGTTTTCCGGATCACGGAATGCTCAGAAGAGATGGCCCGATCGGTGGCAGACGGGAATCTCCACCCGAATTTTGAGTTCGATGTTGAGAAGTTCGAGAAGGATAAAAATATTCGGATGGCGAAGAAGGCGCTCAATGATGAATTTGAGCCGATTGACCCCTGGGAATGAAGACAGAAGATTTTTGCATATCACTCCGGATGCCCGGGAGATCTTGGAAGCTCGAGGAAAATGGCGTCGGGGAAACGATAACTCTTTCGACGTCGACTCGAAGGCTAGAGCTTTCTAATCTGGAACCGGAAGATTTGTATGAAATCGGAGTGCTCATTGATGAGTATTTGATTCTGAGAAATCCCCCATTCCGGCCGATCGAAAAACATCACTTCGATGAGCATTGAACAGAAATTGGTTATTCGAGAAAACGATCTGGTTTCCTACTTCTGTCCAGGCTGCCGAATCCACCACACCGTCCGGGACTCCGAGGCGAATCAATACTCGGAGCCACTTGGGAAGCCAAACTTTGATAAAGTTTTGTTGGTGAAAGTCACCAGAAAGAATGGTAGGATCGGGATCTGTATGCACACGATCGGCAATGGCAGCATCACTTTTCACTCGAAGTGCTGGCACTCAAGCCGCGGGAAAACCCTGCCAATGGAATCGATTTGAATCATGAAAAAGGATCTGAACTACAAGAACGAATTCGAGGATGGATGGCCCGGGGGCGAGGGAGTTTGCGGGAAAGGATCTCTTCCGGAAGTGGCTCATATTTCGGGTGAACGGTTCAAATCAATCTGCCGGGATTGGGCGAAAAAGAACGGTCGCCCTCCACGGATCACGGAAATCGGATGCGGTGACATGGTTTGGCATGGAAAGACCATTCCCACAAATCTCGGATATCAGGCGATCGATCTTCATCGTCGGGATACCTGGGAGCGATGGGAAAGGCGAGGCGTCGAATTCGTTGAGGGCGAGGCTTCCAGATTGTATATCCAGGAATCCGACATCGCGATCGCCCGGGCTGTGTTCATCCATCTGAGCAACGATGCGATTTCTGCAGTTCTACAAAATCTTCGGGAATACGGGGTTCCGATCCTCGTTGCCGAAAGTTTCGCAGAAACCTCAAACGAGGACAGATTTCAGGGAGACGGCGACTTTTTCCGACTTGGATCCCCCTGCGATCTCACGGCGGATCCATTCAATTTGGAACTGATTGAGGGCCCGAAAGGAGGGCATCCCCGCATGATGGTGTTTTCTCTTAGTTCGGATAACTGAATCTTTTTTCTTGCAGAATCGGTTCTCATGGACTTAACCTGAGAACCGTATGAAGAAAGCTCTTATCATTCTAACGGCCCTTACCCTCTTCGGTACGGGAATTCACGCTGATACTGGACCGGTTACCAAGGCGCCCGCCGCCGAATTTCCCATTCCGGATCTCAAGACTCAGGACGTAAACATTTTTGACGGTGAAGATACCGTCATTGCGGTTGTGACCGGCCATGTTGCCGATGTTCGCCGATTTGACAATCCCGATACGTTTCCCGCGGTTCGGATTATCGACGATACCGGCGAGAGTAAATGGTTCAGCATGGAGACCGACGACCCCAGGCTACTCAACGATGCGGAAGACTCCCGAAAGAATCATTTGAAGTTCAAATTTGCCTACTTATCTGCAGTCCATCGGAACGGAGATACCGGAAATTTTCAGAATTCTCGTTTGGTTTATGAGGTGATCTCGATACCCCAACGTGAATAGAGATTGAGAATCTTGTGGTTTCAGAAGAGGCTCGGAGGGAAACCTTCGAGCCTCTTTGCTTTTTGCAATCGTTGACATTTCGGGTATCAAGTGATTCACTTGCGCAATGGCCGATCGTGCTACATCGAAGAAAAAGACTTCGACCACTTCCAAAAAAACGACGCCGAAGAAAAAGGCGCCGGCCAAGAGCCGTAAGACGGCCAAAAAGAAGGCCCCGGCCAAAAAAGGAGCGGTGACCAAAAAGAAGGTCGCAAAGAAAGCCGCTTCGAATTCTGAACCTCGCCGGGGATACTGCAACTCTCAGCAGGAACTCGCCGATTTTCTCAACTGCAGTCGATCAAAGATCAATCGACTCCAACGGAAAGAAGGATCTCCGAAAAAAACGGCAGACGGGAAATACCCGATGGTCGAATGGAAGGAATTTGCGGAGAAACACGACAAAGACTTTTCGGAAAAGGATGTCGAGCTCGAGCTGGAGCGAAAGGCGAAGCGAGAGATTCAAGAAATCAAGCTGGCAAAGGAAAAGCTCGAGCTTGAAGAGATGATGGGGAACGTCATGCACATTGATGACGTGTGCAAGGTTCTCAGCCAGGCGTTCTCGGGCATGACTCAGGCCCTCAAAGACTCTGAGCATAAGATCTCACCCCTCGTAGCGGGTTTGGACGTTCCGGAAGCCCGATCGGTTATCCGAGCGAACCATATTGATGCTCTTCAAAGGTTCTCACTTGGCGATTGGGCAAAAAAAAAACCGTTTTGGCGGAAAGTCTATGCGCAACTGCGAGACCTGCAGGCGATTTACAGCCCTGGGAATGGGCAGAGCGAAACGTAATCATTCCCCGCGATTCTTCGAACGCGAAATGGGACTCGTCACAGGCAAAGTACCTCAGGCAGATCACTGAGGACTTCAAAGATCCTTCCGTCACGGACATTACGTGCATGTGTTCTGCACAGTCGGCGAAAACCGACACGATGATCGCACTTTTGCTTTGGGCGATCGCAGAAGATCCCGGCCCGATCCTTTGGGTGACAACAAACCAGACGGAAGCCCGAAAAATCGCGAGAATGCGGATCATGCCGGCGATCGATATGTGTGCGCCGATCGTCGACAAGATCCCTGACGGCCGGTACGACAAGACGACGACCACGATTTACTTTCCGGGAGCTCCATTGGTGATTTGTGGCGCGGATTCGCCGGCAAACCTTCAGTCTACGCCTTACCGATACATCTTTCTTGATGAGGTCCGATCATGGAAGCCAGGTGCGGTAGAAATGGTGTCGAAACGGACGCGATCCTTCCCCCACAACTACAAAAAGATCATCGTGTCGACTCCGGACACGGCAAACGATCAGATGCATCGGTTTTTCCTGAATGCCTCTCAGAATAAGTGGAATTGCAAGTGTCCGGAGTGCGAGGCTGAATTCAGTCTTGATTGGGGCGATCGAAAAAGCCCGGGCGGGATGAAATGGGACGAAACTCCCGAAACCCGGGTAGATGGGAAGTGGATTTGGGACAACGTATTGGATACGATCCGGTATAAGTGTTGGGGATGCGGGAAAGAGTGGCGGGATAACCCACGGGACCGGAAACAGCTTTCAAATAGTGGGAAATGGGTTTCTGAGAACGAGAGACACGCGAAAACTCACCGATCCTACACTTGGAATGCGCTTTTAGCGTGGTGGCCGTCGTGGAGAGTTCAGGTCCAGGAATATCTCGAGGCATTGGACGCGATCGCCCTCGGAGCATGGAAACCGCTGAAAGATCACATCAACGAAACCCGGGGGAATGTTTGGACGGAAGATTATCGCTTCGCGAAAGACAGTTCAGCGATCGCCGAGAGAATTGGTGATTACGATGTCACGGCATTCCAGGGAGTGATGGCCGCTCAGATCCTGATCGGGAATGTTCGGCAACCAATTCAGATCGGGGACTTTCTTGAGGTTCGGCGGTTCATGACGGTTGATGTTCAGGGAAAGGGAGGTCGACATTACTACGCAGTAATCCGGGCTTGGACAGCTGAAGGGCGATCGGTATTGCTCGCCCACGGGAAATTCTATTCGATCGAGGCATTGAAAGAGTTCGCGAAAGAGTGGTTCGTGCTCGCCGACAATATCATCATGGACTCAGCCAAGTGGTCCACGGAGGTCTACAAAAACGTATTGGATTCCGGCTGCAGGTGGAAAGCATTTCGGGGGGACTCAAAGGAATACTTCCGGGAGGCCGGCCCGAATGGACCGGTTAAAACGATCGTCCAAATCAGTGAAGTCGATCCTTGCGCCGGAACGATCAACCAAGAGAGGTTCGGGACGATTCCACTCTTCCTGTTCTCGCGGCCGTCGACGATCGATCTTCTCGACTCATACATCTACGGGATCATACCTGGGTGGGAGATCTGCGAGGAAGCCGATGATGAATATCGAACACAGGTCATGGCCTACTATCGCCACACCTACATCGACAAGAACGGGAATGAGAAATGGGAGTGGAGATCGAAACGCGACGAGCACTATGCTGACTGCGAACGGATGCAGATTGCAGCCGCGAAATTCATGAATATTCTCCGCGGGTGATTTTTGGAAAGGTACACAAAAAAAGGCCGGTCCCTCTTTCGAGAGACCGGCCTTTGGTCAGATGAAAGACAAAGAATGTCTCCTCACCTAATCTACCTGATGAAATATTTGCGTCAAGCGATGAAGAGAATCGATTCCAATTCTTTCTGATGGGCACTTTCCATCAGTTGACCGTTGAAAACATATTCAAAGAGAGTCGATACCTTCCAGCATTCTGACCGGTTCAACTTCGAAGTGACGGATTGAAACGCGATCATTGAATCGATGGTCCCGTCTTCATTGCTTTGAATTTGCAAGATCTCGTTGTATTTGGGTAACTTTCCCGATGTAGGTGTAGACATGGCCAGGGTAATTCTCTTCTGCGTAGATTACGCAATTTGCTCTTTCGGAACATTCGATATCAGCGTCGGAAACATCATCAGGAACGGAACCGGTGACTACGATTTCCGTCACGTATAATTCTCCCAACTTCTTCAATCCGAGTTTCGTGTAGTGATCATTTTCTGTGAGGGAATCCCAAGCGGGATCATCTTTGAAAACAGTCACAACGGAGACAGATACTTCCCGGCTCATGGCGTGTAGACGGATTCCGGAGCCGTGAGCATGATGTATCTGGCGAGACTTCTATCAATCTTGAAATAATGACCGCATTCACACCAGATGCGTATCGGTTGATGCGAATCCGGTTGACCTATCGTATCATTGATATCCGCGGTGAATTGAAGAATATGGCCGTCATAGAGAGTGAGATCGATGGCGGTCGTGAATTTCCCGATCGCTTTGCAATAAGGACAGCGGCTCTCAGCATTCGGCTTGGATGTGAGAGGTTCGATTATAGGTGTAGGTTTCATAGGTAGTATTTTGCGAGTTCAAGTTGGAATCGATCCCAGGGGATCAGAATATCGTAGATGGTAGTGAAGTCTTCCGGATCCCATTCGCTCCGTCTTTCTGATTTGCACAAAATCTGAAATTCGAGAAATCCGGGTCTCGAAGCGATCAAGCCGATGTCTCCATTTTTGTGGAAAGATTTCGGCAAGATCGAAGTGGCCTCCGCGCAGAGATCGGGACATTCGCAGTCTTCAGGAAGGAAATGAAACCTTGCGTCTTTTCCCTCAACGAACCCCTCAGCTTCCGATTTTTTCATCACTACTCCTTACTGGTTAGGTTTGTCTCTTACGTAAGAGTCTCTTTTGCGATCGATGCGGCGGCATCGGAAAATGGGATTGCAACAATGCACATTTCTTCTCTGTATTCACATCCCTTCCAGCTCTTTTGCCGGTAGGACTTTGAGACCGGTTCACCAGTGGAGATTTTCACATACATTCCGCTATGGCCGGAGATGTATTTGTATTTTTTTCTTCTTTTATCAGTGATTAGATGAGTGGCCTTTGAGTATCCGTGTTCTCTGGCTATCGCATTTGCCTTTTTCTGAACTTCTTCTGAGACGATATTTACATTCATCACATTGTGTTGATAACGGTTCCGAATGGCGCTGTGCTCACGTTGGAGTAGCTGATCCAGAGGACCGGATAGGTTGGCTTTTTCTTCGGGAATGAGCCCCACATATCGGTGAAGTAGATCAGGCAATCAGGATCGATATTCTCATCTTCAACCTTCTTGAATACGGGCTCAAAAGCGGTACCGCCCCCGCCTCTCACGGTCAGATCAATGGTGTCTCCCGGGCGATAGACGCGATGGCTTTTCACTTCCGCATCGCAGTCCATGAAGTGAAGCTCGGTAGGCTGACAATCACGATGAATCGCCGTGATCTCAGCAAAGAACTCGTTGAGTAGGGATTGCATTCCGTAAATGGATCCGGATGTATCAACGGCCACGACAACATTTCCGATCGCTTCGCTGTAAAGAGACGGGAGAATGACCTCGCCATCGCTTTCGGCGAAAGCTGACATATTCGGGCGAAGAAAGGAATAGTCCTCTTTCGAAAACTGAGACACGAAGGGCTTCAGATGATATGTCCACGGAAGCTTCGGTTTGCTCTTCTTGACCAGATGTTCGAGACTAGCAGGGAGTGAACCATGCGCCTGGGCGATCGCGGCCGCTTGTTCGATCGCGACATCCCACTTCGATTCCTGTTCTTCGACCTCGGTTGATTCCTTGGCCTGAGAGTCAAACACCTCGCACAATTGGGAAGGCCCTTCTTCTTTTTCGCCGGTACCACTACCAGGCCCGGGCATACGGTTGTAGATCTGTTCAGCAACCATTCCCTTCCACTTTTCCTCAAAGGCGGGCGGGCAATGCTCCGGCCAGTCCCACGGGTTGACCTTTTTGCTTTCCCTGATGCCCTTCAATTCTTCGGCGTTGGATTCGAGAAGATGCTGACAGATCTCGTATCTGCAGGCTTCTTGATATCGGTCCTTTTCCCGGTTCGCTCGCCTTGTCGGGTGATGCAGAGTGCAGTAGAGGACGGCTTCAGCCAAGGCGGTTGCGACCTGCCTTGAATTGAGGGTTTTCACAAATTCGGGATTGTAGTAGAGCTTTTCGCCATCGGTGGCGAATGTCTGAACGGGAGTGGTGAGAATCGAAAGGCCCATTTGGGTGTCAGTGGCCTCTTGGAGCTGTTGGATCTCGGGGCCGGATTCCTCAATCTTCAGGCTGTGAATCAGCGTTCCGAAGAATGGGGTTTTGATGATGAGTCGGCTGATAGCAAAGTCGATCAGCTCTTTTGGTGTTTTTAAGTCCATGGTAGATAGGGCCCGCCCGATTGCCCCCGGGCGGGATGGGGATTTACCTGAATTAATTGTATTCAGAGTTGAGAGCCATGAAGATCTCAAGGTTTTCCGGACGCATGGCGAACTCGTTGAACTCCGGTCGGTTTGAGAGATCAGGATGGCAGCGGTTGATATCCTTCACAGCTCCGATCTGAAAGCTTCTCTCGAAACGCTCGAGATACTGGTAGATCGCCGACAGATTCTCTTTGTTCGCCTTCTTTGCCAATGCCGCGGTGATCGCAAAGATCGCGCTGGTTTCGGTCGGGAGTTTCGCTTGAAGCGGATTGCTCACAACTTCATCGACGGTCGGGAGATCTTTGAAGATCCCCAGGTAGGCATAGAATTCATTCCCGACTTCGGTTCCGATGTGGGAGATAATCAAGTGCCTTGGCCACGGCTCGCCGGGGCGAACCTGATCCCAGGCTCGAAGTGAGTCGGAGAGCATGACCACCGATCGAGGGCAGCAATACGGAGTATCCTGTTTCCAGTTCTCGGGATCGAACCCAAAGAGAGCATCCGTCTTGAATCGGAAGTAGGATACGAGCTTGTCATTTACGTCGTTTCTCATGGCCCAATCAGACCATTCTGAGACCGATGTTTTCAGCATGACGTGAGAGAACCGGGATACCAGAGGCGCCGGCATCGCATTCACAACGGACATATCCTCAAGGGAATTCGACGTCGCCACGATGGTCCAGCCAGGGGCGAGTTTCTGTCCGCTGATTTCGCGTTCCAGAACGAGCCCGAAAACCCCGCCCTGAACGGATCGGGGAGCGCCGGCCAGCTCTTCGAATACCAAGACTCCATTCGCCGGGATTTTCCCTCTGTCCACAAGAGACTGGAAGGGGAAGGTAGATGGCGGAAGCCATTCACTGACACCGTTCTCTTTGTCGAGAGTCGGGAATCCCTTGATGTCGGTGGGGTCGAACTGACTCAATCGACAATCGATGAATCCGTAGACCTGTTCACCATCGCTCTTATGTAAGAGTGGGGATTCCTTCGGAATCTGAGACTTGATTTCCGCAGTGAGCTTCTCGTCGCTGAGGATCATTTCACGACGTCGATTGACGAACTGAACGATTCCCTCAGACTTTCCGATTCCGGCTTCTCCGCGGACAAGCATTGGGCGTTTGCTGACTTCGCAAACAGCCATGAGCGTTGCGAGTTCATTGTGATTTACGATAGCCATCCGGCTATCAGCTGTGGATTGTTTTTTCATAATCAGGTAGTTTGTCTTTGTTCAATATGTAGGGTTTGGACCTCTCTTTATTCGTTTGATTGGGTTCAAAGGATTCCGGCTTCTCGGAACGAGAAGTAAGCGTTATATTTATGGGATTCAGGATCTCCAATGATGATGTGATCGATGAATTTCAATCCCAATAAATCAGCCCCTTCTCGCACTCTTATGGTTGAATTTTGATCAGGCAGGCTTGGCGACGGATTTCCGCCAGGATGATTGTGGCAGAGAATGAATCGATTGTTTCCGGTGCAGATAACCGCTCGGAATATATCACTCGGAACGCAAAGGGACTCATCTTCAGAACCGATGTGAACCAGTGAGAAACCGGTGATATCAAGCCTTGCGCTCAAGGTGCATACGATGACATGCTCTTTCATCGGATCAAACCAACCGGCTTCATCAAGAAAGCGCCTCATGGAAGAAACGAACTTCTCAGGATCTTGGCTCTGGAATTTCTCCAGATTCCCAAGTTCTCGGATAACGAATGGATTTGGCCCCGGCCGGAATTCGACCGGATTTGATGATTTGAGATGCTTCATCCGAATACTTCGTTGAGCTGATCAAGGAAGATGGTCGCCTGCTTAGTCGCCACTTCCTTCATTGCGGGATTCCCGCGAACAATCTCAGCATTCAGGTTTGCGATTGCACCTGGGGCTGACATTTTCCGGTGCAGCTCTTCAAAGGCCGGGTTACCGGTGATATTGAAGGCCGGAATCTCTCTCACGATTTCCGAGATATTGGAAAACAGGGTATCATGGAAGATGACGTCCTTTTTCCCGTCCTTCGGTTTCTCACTGAGCTTTTCGACCAGCTTGGCGAGCGGGAGAGCGATTCTCTCGGCGAGATCGGTTTCGGCAGATTCCACGGCGCGGCCCAACTTCTCAGCCAGAGCCTTTTCCATTTCGGCGACTTCCTTTTTCGAAGCGTCGACACGGAAATCTTGAATTCCCGGGATCGGTTGGATATCGCACTTCATGGAAAACTTCGTGCGGGCCACTTCTTTCGGAAGGTAGAAGTCATCACGGAAGATTCCCTGGCTCGAGCGACGGACCTCATCAACAAAATCGTCGTATTTGTCCATGAACTCATCAACCAACTGAGCGCGTCTCTCGGAGAGTTCCGACATCTGATCGGTGTATTCCATGAATTTCGCTTGGGGAAGAATCCGGGTTCCCTTGTCCGACCAGGGAAGCGTCATCTTCCGGTTGTAGGCTCCGATGGTCCCGTCGAATTTACTCACGGGGTCCAATGCCCCATTGGGGAACAGGGCAGTTTTCCAGTGTCCGGCATTGCCAGAGGCGCCAGCGTTGTTGAGCACTCGTTGAGTGATCGTTTTGTCGATTCGGGACGAACTCAGAAGAGTCAGGTGAACCGAAGTAAGAACAGCTTGTTTATCAATCATTGTATCAGGTAGGTTGTGGCCTCTTACGTAAGAGTTTCCTCTCACGTAAGAGACCGGTTTTATTTGGGGGATGGGGGGAAATCAGGCAGCCTTGGTTGTCGCCAGAGGCATGGTAACGAAGATTCGTTTATCGTCTCGGAAGACGAGCGCGGATCGGAATCCGTTGATCTCGACCGTATTGAACCCCTGCTGAAAGGCGAATTGAAGACCTCGGGCAGAATTGATGCTCTCGACATCAGCATCGCACTCTCCCTTAACTTCAAATTTCGCGTTGGGAGTGGCAATTTCGTATCCGACTCCCGGCTTTCCGATCAATCTGATTCGAGTATCCGGCTTGAGACTGAGAGCTTTCAGCTTCTTCCAGATTTCTTCAGAATTCAGGGTAACGGTGACATCACCGGTTCCATATTGAGGAATGACATTTCTGTAGGTCGGGTATCGCCCCTCAATGAGCTTTGATTGAAACGTGATTGTCGCCGGCCCGATCTCGAACTGGTAAGTGAACACGTCACGGGGAGATTTTGAGTTGTCGGGAAGATTCAAAGAATGGGTCAACCCGATAGCGCCCGGGAATTCCTGGGCGAGTTTGGTATGGAGAAACTTGTGATCGGGGATGATGAATCCCTTGTTTCCATCGTTCGTGTAGAATCCACAGTCGGGGATATCGACATCCATTCGAGGAATGTCGATTCCGTAGCTGGCAAGAACGCGGCCATCGGTTCCGACGATCTTTCCATTCTCGACGTCCACAAAGATTCCGCACAGGACGTAACGTGTATCATCGGTTGAGATACACGGCCTGATGGCGCTGAGGGTTTTCAGAAACTCGTTACTGACGGGATAGAGCTTGAGATCCCCGAAGCTTTTCGGGTGAAGCTCCCACCGTTTCACGACATTCGTTTCCAGCTCCTCAGAGCATAGAACCCCTTCGCAAAGGTAGCTCAGTTTGACGGTGAGGTTCCCGTCGTATTCCAGAGCGATGGTTTCGGGCTTTTTCTTCATGGCAGCGTAGAGCGGGGCCCATGGAACGAGCGCATCGAAGTCATCGCTAGATTCCCCGACCTGAATATCAAGAGACCGGTCGAGATCGGTCGCTTGGATCCGGACGTTTCCACCCCCGGAGCGAATCCGGACGCATTGGAGCCAGTCCAGGGAAGGTTTTCTCACCACGATCGATTGGATCAATGGGGCGAATAGTAGAAGTGAGTTGGTTGTGAGTATTGTCTTCATCTGATTTTTGATTTCACTCTTATGTAAGAGTCGCTTGTTGATTGAGACCGACCGGCCGCGACTGAACCAGGCGATCTTGAAATTAGTTTTCGTAAATTCCGATCGTCTTACAGACGAAATCCCAATACGAGGCTCGGGTTTTTCCATCGGCGA